GAAAACTTCTTGGACGCAGGTAGCCCGTATCGTTTTAGATACTACAGCCCCGGCTTGACGTTTGGTGATCCCTCAAAGATTAAGATGCTGAAAAAGATTAGACCTACAATTATTGGTGGTAACAACTCTGACATACACTTGAAGTGGTCGTATGATTTTTCAGCGTTGATAAACACTGGAACCTTTAGAACGAGTGCTTCAATACCCGGATTCTACGGACAGTCTGAGTACAACGTGGCTGAGTTTTCTGAAGAGGGTACAGTAATTAGTAGGACAGGAATCAACACGACAGGCTACGGAACAGTAGTCAGCGTAGGATTAGAGGCCGACATCAACGGGTACTCTTTGTCATTGCAGGAAATGAATGTATTAGCTTTAGCAGGTAAAACGATATGAGTGAATTTTCAGAATTTGTTAAGGGTCTGATTGGTCCTTTAACGGGTATAGGAACTGCAGTCGGCGGTGGTGCAGCTGTAAAAAGTGCTTACGATAGGCTAGAAGACATTGGTACGCAGGCTGTACTAGGTACAACTGTTGGGGACCAACGGATACCCGGAGCTACTCAGCTTGCTGCGGAAGGTCTTGGTCTTTCTCAGTTTAGGCCGTTTACTGTTACGACTGCTACTGGTGGACAGTTTGGTGTTACGCCTCAAGTAGACCCAGCATCAGGCGTTGTTACTGGTGTTGGTACTCAGATGCAGTTGTCTCCTCAAGAGCAGGCACTGCAACAACGGTTAATGGGCCAAGCAACAACAGGTCTTTCTGTTCCAGGCGGTGCGCGAGGCGCATACGATGCAGTTTCTGCTGGGCAAGCTTTGATGGGCCGTGGTCGTGAACAACTTCAGCAAGACCCCTACGGTATTCTTAATCAACAGCTGTTAGCACAACGATCAGCAAACTTAGGCGGTATGTTCATGGGGCAGGCTGAAGCTCCTCTTGCTAGTCGTGAGGCTGACATATATGACCGCATCAGAGCTACACAGATGCCTGAAGAACAGCGTCAGCGTTTGGCTTTGGAAGAGAGGCTGGCTGGTCAAGGGCGCTTAGGTGTTCGTACAGCGATGTACGGCGGTACGCCAGAGCAGTTTGCAATGGCTCAAGCACAAGAAGAAGCTCAGAACAGGGCGTCTCTTGCGGCTATACAACAAGCGCAAGCAGAACAAGCACAGCAGGGAGCGTTGGGTGCTCAGTTTGCAGGACTAGGCAGCAACCTAGCGTTGGCTGAAGGGGCTATGAGAGACGCTCAACAGCAACGTGCGCTTCAATCTCTGACTGCTGGTCAAGGTATGTTTGCAGGAGGCTTAGGTCTGCAACAAGCACAACAACAGCTAGGTCTGGGTGCATTGTCTGGTGCATATATGCCACAAGCACAATTGCTCAACGTACAACAAGCTGCACAGCTTTACCCGCAGTTGCAACAGCAGGCTCAGTTGTTCGGTACAGGTCAGTACGGTGAGACTATGATGAGTGGTCTTGAGGCTCGCTTAATTGCAGAGCAGGCCAGAGCTAACTTGCTGGGTGGCATTGGTACAGGCTTGTTAGGCGGTATGTTGAGTCCGGTAGGTGACAAAGAGTCTGGTTATTCAATACCTATTCAAGACATCTTTGAAGAAATACTTAATATAGGTTAAGGAGTCTATTAGTCATGGCTAAATTTTCACAAGCATTTTTACAGGGACTCCTTAATCCTAGCTACCAGCAAGGGTTGTTTGAGGCTGCTCGTAATATTGGACAGGCTCCGGGCATTATGGCTATGCAGGAACGGCGTGAGGACAGGCAAAACGAGCTTAACAAGCTTTACGGCCCCCTGTTCGATCCAAGCGCCACTCCCGAACAGCTTTTTCAAACAGCTCAGAGCCTAAATAAAATGGGGAAATCTTCTGAGGCTATGCAGGTTTTAACTTATGCGCGTGATATGCAGAAGTCTGCACAAGAACAACAACAGCTTGGTGTGCTTAAAGAGCAAGTAGCAACACAAGCTGAAGGCATGGGTTTACCAGAGCTTGCAAAGCAAGTACGTCTTGTTACAAACATGGAGCGTTTACAGTCTCTTTCTGACGCCTTAAATGAAAGGCAGATGGAAACTATGCCCGACTTAAGTGTTGGGGGCAGGAGAAGAGTGTTATTGGACGTTGGATACACCCCACAGTTCGTTGGTACTTTAGACCTTAAAAACATGTCTAAGCAGGAGTTTAACTCGTACAAAGACCTTATGAAAGGCGATGTTGAAATGTTCATCGACTCTCAGGGTAACGCTGAAGCGTACAAAGTTACTGATAACGGCATGATTGTAATAGATGGTCAGCTAGTTGACCCACAGAATGCAGGGCTTAGGGTAGCCCCGAACGAACAGGTAGTTAAAAACGTTACAGGACCAATGGCAGACAAACTGGCTACGCTTGGCGCAGAAAGTTTTGCAGAACTAAAAACACAAGCTGATAAGTCGGTAGAGAGCATCCGCAGTATCGACAATGTAATAGGCGATATTGATACCATGTTTACTGGTACTCTCGCTAACATCAACTTGAATGTTAATAAGTTCCTTAAGTCTGTCGGAATAAATGTTGACGTAGATCCTATTGAACAAACAGAAGTATTCCTAGCGGAATCAGCAAAGAGGGTTGCAGATTACATTACTAACCTTGGTTCTGGTACTGGTCTGTCTGATAAAGACTTGCAGTTTACTCGCCAAGTTGTTGCAGGTGAGATAACACTAGATGCTAATACCATTAAAAGAATGTTGACAGAGTTTAGGGACGCCTCTGCCCGTAAGATTGAGTCTTACAACAGTGTTAGAGAAAACGTGCAAACAAAACTTGGTGACGAACAATCTTCTGCACTTGTGTTTTACCCTCCAGTGATTGTTCCCTCTGCACAAAAAGACAGCAACCGTTTTGAGGGCTTTTCGATAGTAACACCACCACCGGAGCAATAAAATGCCACAGACACCAGTGCAAACCCCGTCTGGGGAAGTTGTTACTATTCAACATCCTGAAGGTGCTACGGAAGAGCAGATTCTTGAGTTTGCTTTGCAGCAATATACGCCCCCAGCGCCAGAGCCTTACTTAGATCAGGTAACTCGTAGATATTCTGAGGCAGACTTTGCTGGGACTGTCGGTGAGTTTCAACCGGAGTTTCAGCGTAGGCTGGGTATTCAGTCTATGCAGATTCCCGGTGTTCCCGGCTCCGGTGAAATAGGTGTAAGTGATGTTGCGGCCACGGCTGTAAGCCAAGCTGCCCGTACTGCTGGTGCAGTCACGGTTGAAGCAATAATGCCTTTGATTCCCAACTCAGTCCGTGATTGGTTTTCCGAAAAACTAGCTGTTGTTGGTGAAAGCGTTGAAAGTTTCTTAGAAACTGACATAGGCAAAGAGGCTATGCTTGCGGCATCAAACGGTTATGACGCTTGGCAAAACTTCTCAAACAACAACAGGGCGTTTGTGTCTCAACTAGGAGAAAACTTAGGAACAGGCGCTGATTTGTTGACACTGTTCTCTCCCCGCCCTGACCTGTCTAAGCTGGACGATAAGTTTGGACCACAAACAGCTAGAGCAGCTGGTATACGATCTAGACAAAGCAAAGAGCGCATGGCTATTCAAAATATGTTAGAGCCTGAAACTTTAGATGCTTCAGCCAAAGAAAGTAAAAACATGGTTGGTACATTTATTTGGGAACCTAACGACTTTGAAGAAGCTATGATTAATGTCGTAGACGGTATACCCGGAATCAAGCACTACGGCCCTATCCGACAAAACTTTAGAATTATGCAAGACCACATAGAAGATCAAGCTACAGTTTTAGAAAGGTATATTAAAGGTCAAAACAAAAACATAGTACCAGAAGACCTGCTTGGTGAGTTTTCATATGCTTTAGACACGTTTATGAATAGCGATGTTTATCAACTAGCGTCTAAACAAGCACAGAAACAGTTTATTGCTTTTACTGACCTAGCTCTAAAGGTAATTAAAGAAGAGGGGACTGATCTCAACGGGTTACTCCGCGCCAGAAGGCGTTTTGATAGGGCGGCTCACGCTGCTGGAGCACCTTTAGATGGTGACGTTGCTACGTACCAAGCACAGGCTGCTAGGCTTGTCCGTGGGGTAATGAATGATTACCTGAAAAGAAACACAAAAGGGGACGAGGTTCATCATCTATTAGACCAACAACACCGAACCCTTTCTGCTCTAGACAATCTTGTAAACAAAAGAAATAGGGAAGGTAAAAACGCCGTAGAACGTGCGTTAGGTATCGTTAGACAACAGACAGGCGTAAGTATGTCTAGGACGGCTGTTGGTGTTTTAGCTACGGCCTCTGCTGTTGTTCAGCCAGCTATTGCAGCTACTGTCGGCGGGGCGGTGGGACTAGGCTTAATAGGAAGAACAATTAAGAGGCACGGCAAATCAGCAGTGCTAAAAGCCTATGCGGAACTTCTGTCTGGTATTAACAAAACAATTAAAACAGTAAACAATCCGACCACCCTAGAAGCTCTTGAGTTAGACAGATTGATTATTATTGATTTAATGAACGAAGCTAGGAACTACGAGGAGTCTGAGGACAATGGCTGAAGACCTCTACACCATTCGCAAAAGATACAGAGAACAGAGCAGGCAAAGAGAACGTGAGTTTTCAGGAAGTGCTTTGGAGGCGGCAGGAGAAGCAGTTGATACTGTTTTAAGCGCCCCTAAACGGGCTTTGAAAAGGACTATATCAGGTAACCCAGAAACTTTTGGACTGCCTGATTTTTCCTTTGATGTAAACGTAGGTAACAGAGCGGGGTACAGAGGAACAGCCACAATAACAGACGAAATTGCTGAAGGCGCATTAGATGTTGTTGCTGATCCTGTAAACCTCATGGGTGCTGGTGCAGTAACTAACGTGATGAGAGCAGCGCCTAGAAACGTAAGGACCATGATTCCGGGCTTTTACAAAGGTCCAGTAGAACAAGCTAAAGGTGTTACGCAAGAGGCTGCTAGAGCTTTGCCCTACGCTGTGCAAGAGGCGCTATCGCCCACAGCTGCGGCTACTGCTAGAGAATTTGGAACAGGCGCTGGACGTAGGGCAGAAATGATAAACCCTGTGGACGAAAAAGGAAAACTGTCTGAGTCTGTTCGCAAAGGTAACATCATGGCGTCTCCGTATATGCTTCAGCAGTCTAGAGGAGCGGCAGGAAAGTTTGGTAACACTGTATCAGAAGCCATGCCGACATTTCGCAGCGAGGTAGCCTCTACTGGAAACATGGCTGATGACGCCGCCCTTAAGAAAGTACTAGCCCAAAATGAAGACATACCTGATGATGTGATGGCTAGGGCGATGAATCACGTTAGGGATGTACATTCTGGGACGGGGACCGTAGTTGGACGCAGAAGAGCCGCCTCTGGAAGTCAGTTAGGTGCTGAAGCTGCTGGCACAGCCAAAGGAACTGCGCCTGAAGTTGCAAAGATGCTTAGTAACCCTAAACTATTAAGCGCCTTTAAAGAGTACGCTGGCAATGAGTTAAACGAAAAGGAGTTGCGCGAGTATCTAGGTATAGTCAACGCAATCACGCAGAGCGCCGGTCGTACTAAGACAGGTAAAAGAACACTGAGTGATATTTTTTATCAGGGAGAGGAAGGCACTAGCCTCAGAAGTACTTATCTAGCTGAGACGTACTGGAAAGCTAAAGCACGGCAGGCTAAAGGACAGAAGATACGGACGGGCGGTCCTCAGGAAGAGGCGCTTGCTTTTGTAAACAAGTACATCGCAGAAAACCCAATTACGATAAAAGACATGGATGGCAAACTAGTGCTTCAACAATCCTTTAGATCATCTGCTAAAGACTTGGGCGGCATGAACGCTTTTGTCGTGGTTGATCCTAAGGGCGGTGAGTTCTATACTATGCTGTCTGACGGTCACGATCTATTCGGGATGACGCCTCCGGGCTGGTCTGATTTAACAACCGTACTGCCTATACAGCGCCGTAGACTTGGCGACCAAGAGATGCCTCGCGGATCTCTGGCAGAAAACCGGGCGGCTAAACGGGCTAGAGAATCCGCTGTAGCAGGCTTAGAAAGAGCGTCAGGGATGCAAATGATGAAAGGCGAGTCTGTCAAGGCTTTTGAAGACAGGGTTGCCAGAGACTTCAGAGCAACGCCTACGAGGGAAGAAAACATTAGAGCACTATCCAACCAGATAGGCGTAGCAGGTATGCTAACCGGAGGAAACCGTGAAGAAGAACGACGATAAACACACAGTAAGTTACACATCCCACGACTACCACACTATGTGTCAGAAGTCAAAGGATCGTGTCAAGAAGATGCAAGCGCAGGGAATACCTACGCCCCATGACCCGAAAGACAAGCCAGAGGACGTAGGTAAGTCAGAGGGCTACTCCATATTCTTTATGTCATAGCTCACAGTTGTTACCTGTGCAGGCCAGTTGTTGTGACCCCTCAGTCATATCGCTGGCCTCTTCTATATCCCACGATATTTCCTTTGGAAAGTCCTTAACCATCTGGTTGTACGTCTTCTTGTCCACAGGTTCATAAGGAGCCTGAGCATAGCTGTGGTCTGAGTAGGGCAGGAAGGAAATTCCAGATACCTTGTCAAACTTGTTGTACAGCCACTGTCCCACCTCTAGAAACTCCTCATCACGATAGTAGCAGGTCATAGACGGCTTGTGCTCACACCAGTAGTCCTGATATATCTCCCACAGATCTAACTGCTCCATAGCACCCATGTCTGAGGCTGTCACAGCGCCCTCAGGAGACGCGATAGGAAAGGAGAATACCCGTGTACTAGGGGACATTAGATCGTCCTCCACAGGCACACCAGCGGCCTCTAGGACGGCACAAAGTGGGTCACGAGCGTCTGCACGGACTCTGCGAATATATTGATTGCTGTAGCGAGGGTGAATGCCACTAGCAGAATCGACCAGCTGACTAACAGTACCGCTAGGCTTGACCGCAGTAATCGCGACAGAAGGATTAATGCCCAGCTTCTTAGCCCACTGCTCGTTAGTGACGATAGCTTCATTACGCATCTCCGTTAGCCACTTCTTGAGTTTAGCTTTATCTTCCCGTCCTGAGAGCACAGGGTGATCCATGATGCCTGTAAGCGATACACCTAACAGTGCCTCTTCCTCTGTGTTGGTCTTCCATACGTTACGTAGGTAACGGAAGTCCGTCAGGGTAGCCTGTAGAGTTCCAAGGATAGACGCAATGCGTACTTTTCGTTTGAGGCTTGCGAGTGTATCGTCCGACCTGATAACAACTTCTGATAGATTACAGAATTGATAGGGTCTGAGGATGATTTCGCTACATGGATTAGTTCCAAAATCATAGGTAGCATCTCTTCGCTCGTTTTTTGCAGCTTGCTTTTGACTTGCCACTCTGCTAAAGACACCTCGTTCACCAGATCGTGATTCATACAAACTAGTCCACTCGTTAAGGAACGCTTCAAAGTCAGGCTTCTCTGTGTAACACGCAGAGTTATTCGCCAGACCACGCTGGGGTTCGTCTACCCACCACTGTCCGTGCTTACATCGTCGGATGCGGTCATCTGTGAGGTTACTGAGGCTGATGAGGGCGCTTCGTCTAACTCCCCCGACAACGACGATTTGAGCAATCTTACAGCAAAGATCGTGGCATTCAATGGACGTAAGGCGGCGTCCAGCTGATCCCTGAAAGAGTTCGACTGTGAACTTGAAAAGATCGATGAGAGGTTCAGGACCACTTGCACGGCCTCCGAAAGTCTTGAGTGGGGAACCTGCAGGTCGTACTCTGCTAACGTCCCATTGGGGAACTTGACCTGAGTACAGCAGTGATACCAACTCCCTAAACGATTTCGCCCATCCGACCTTCGAATCTGCAACATTAATAACTGTGTCGGTTGCATGGAATGTCTCCGCTACTTCTGGTAGTTTGCTAATGTATTGACGCTCGACGCTGAAGCCTACCCCTGTTCCGCATAACAAGACGTACATCAGTTCGTCAAAGGCCTTGGGGTGGTCTATAGGCAGGTAGCTACAGTTAAACCCTGCTACGTTGTCACGATCCAGAGCCTCTCCTGCGGTCATCAGTGCTCGCATAGAAGGCATTACGTCTAGATCGTGGATAGATTTAAACATCTCTGACACATCAAAGTCATTCAGAGCGCCACGGTCTGACCAAAAGTTGATGTACCTGTTTACTGTTTCTTCCCAAGTCTCCCTCCGCTTCTCTTCTGGAAGGTAACGGGCGTACCGTGACTTGTGTATGTATTGTTGGTATGCGTCCATCTATTCAGTTACTCCTAGTGTTTCATTAACAATTGCTTGGCCTGCCAGCTGTAGTAGCATATACACCCCATCAGGATACTGCTCGTTGGACGCTACTTCAAACATTTCACCGTCTTCGTACATCACAACAGCCACCTTTACCTTTCGACCCTCTGCCTCGTGTGCCATAGCTTTACCTACAAAGACAGAAAGAAACTCTGACGTAGGTACGTCCTGCACTTGATCGTTCTTTTTACCAAAGTTACCGTCTATGACTTTCATAAGGCGACCTCCTTGATTAGCCAATCCAGATAGACACGAGCCTTACGTAAATCCTCTACACCGTTTTTGTATTCGTACCTCCACAGGTACTTCAGACAGTTCCCCTTGAGATAACCCTTGTACTCCTGCGGGTGCATGGACGCCTTGATTGCTTCAATGGCCTCTATCGCCCCCTTGTTGTAGTGATCCGGTTGTGTCACAGGGTTGTGCTTGTCCTGTGGGTGGTACAGTTTACCTACTGCTGTGTCCCATTCTTTTGGTGTTGCGTTATCAATGCTCATACTCTTCCTCTAAATCCTCTTGAAACTTGTCCAGCCTGAGAAGCAGCTTGTCTTCGAACCTGTCCAGCATTTCTTCAGATGAGATCTGTAGGGCTTCCAGAAGATCGTCAGGGTCGTAGAACCGCAACAGACGCTCCTTAATTTCTTCTAGTGTCAGAGACATAATCAACCAACTCCTTAAGTGTATCTATATTATACCATAAAATTTCGTGCTTGTCACACCATTGAGCCATAGTATTTTTGGTACTTTTGCTCACTTTCTGATTAGGCTTCATCAGTACAAATATGAGTTCCTCATTCTCTGCGAGGCAGTTCTTGATCGAACGATACTTCTGTGTGTCTCCTGCGCGAAAATATCCTTTGCACTCAATGAGATACGTTTGTCCGTTGTGTTGGTACACAAAGTCTGGGGTGTACTTTCGTTCGATCCTGTACGGGACTTGGAACGGCTCGTAGCTAAAGCCAAATGGTTGTAACTGCGTGGCAACATCTCTTTCAAACTCCGACCTAAAGTTTCCTATTTTAGACTTCCGCGACCTTCGGCTCATTGACCACCTCTGTTAAGTATCTGGGTCCACTTGAGTACAGGAAGGTTCTTACTCCGGGCCAGCAAGTATGCTTGTAAGGACAGTAAGAACAACCGACTGCGAGCTTTTGATTTCCACTTTTGCCATCTGGTACGACTTCGTGGCAGTGCTCTGGTGCTTCCGGTTGCTCTACTAGCTTTTTTATGCGGGTGATGTGCTCCTCTATGTCGTATGAAATCTTCTCATACACTGGAGCCTGTGTGTCCTCAGAGTCGTACATCAGATACGTCAGGTGTCCGTTCTGTTTGTCCATTGCTAACCAGCCAAACTTACTTTCACCCTCTGAGTGTGCATACCCTTTAATTTGAGCAACGTATCCAAACGGGTCATCATAAGCCAAACTTCCGTCCTTGAATTTCTTAAACCCAAAAGAGGAAGTGCTCTTAACATCAGTGACAACACCGTCAATTTTACAATCCATAGAGCCTGTGATACCCGCAACTTCACACTTCTTCTGCTCATCTGTAACCTCGTGTCCTGATAGTCTGGTGAGAAACAAAAGCATCTCTTCGATCAGATGCCCGTACATAAACTTGACGTAGGTGTTAGGCGTCATCTCCTCTTGTACGTCTGGGTTGTTCACTACGTTCCACAGGTAGCGATCATCACGACCTATGTTAGACATTCGCAGCTTGCGTCCGTCACGCTTCTCTGTGAACAGATTTGACATAAGCTTCTTACAGTTCTCACCAAAGCGGTCAATCTCTTCGTACAGATCAACGTCTTCTGGGACTTCCTTGGAAGCAACAACAGCGTATATGTCATCTACCAGTGAGTAAAGTTTGTTCATTTATGTTGCTCCATTAGGTCAGCTAACGCCGCCTGTGCTTGGTCCGGTGTGCAATTGAACCACTCACCTTTGCGTCCATACGTTTTCTCTAGCAGACTGTGCGCCTCTGACTCAGCAGATCGTCTGTCAGTCACAGACCAGCAAGTGAACAGCGAGTAATCTCTGAACGGTGAAGACGTTTGGTATCCATTTAGCCTGTCCTCTGAGTCCACTGCCATTCCTACCTTGACCCACTCAGGGAAGTTAGGGTTGGTAATGATGTACACCTGTCCCTCACGACTAAGTTCGTACTTCGCAAGACTGTCAAACGCGGCATCAGTAAACGTCTTGTACTTCCCCGGTTTATGTAGCGGGTGAGACTTTGAAATGTATTTACCGTTAACAAACATTTTAGTCTGGTCCCTTTTCCAAACGGCTTCGGGATTGTCTTTGTAGTACTTGCCTTCACCTCTTTTGTAATTCATTTCTGTCTCCTTAGTGTGTATCTGCCCACGTTGATCCGACTTGGTACTCTCCGTCGAGTGGGCATCTGAGTTCAAACGATATGCCAGACGCCTTGATGCACTCCACTGCGAGCCACCCGTACTTCTCTGCTTGTTCTGTAGCCACCTCCGACTGTATCTCATCGTGTACGTTCCCTACAAACTTGTAATCAATCCCGTGCTGTGTTGCGTAGTCGTCTAAGAGAACCAAAGCCCTCTTCATAATGATTGCACCAGCGGCCTGCAACAGTGTGTTTAATGCACTATGTTCTGATCTGACCCAGAGCTTTCGTCCGTCGAGTCCAGTGAGCCACCCTTTCCTAGAAGCTTGTCCAACTCGTTCTCGTAGAGCTTCAAGAGCAGGTGTATTTCGTAGAAATCGCTGCCTAAGCGTATAGCCATCTTTTGCAGTTCCTCCGACGATGCTTCCAAGTTTGGCGTCTCCTGCTCCGTAGAGGAAAGCATAGATGAAAGTCTTTGCTTGAGGTCTTGTTGCAAGTCCTGCAGCAGTTTGATTTCTGGTGTGAATGTCGTCTCTAAGCAAGACATTTGTAAACTCCTCGTCGCCCATGTAGTGAGCGAGCATCCTTAGTTCTAGTCCACTGGCGTCAACACCGACCAGCCTGCGTCCCTCTGGGACCACCCAGCAATCGCGGCACTCCTTGCCAAACTGAGAGTTAACTGACGGAACCTGTGCCATGTTAGGACTCTGGTGTGTCATGCGTCCTGTGATTGCACCGTTGGTTGTTACCCTACCGTGTACCCTGCCGTCCTCCTGTACGTGCTCTAGCCATGAAGATACTTGGGCGTATCTCTTTTGGAATAAAAGGTACTCAAGAACCAGAACAGCTTCCGGTATATGTTTGTTTTCTTCAAGCGTCTTTTCATCCACCTGTGGCCTACCAGATGGGGTGAGTTCCGACCATACAGCACCCTTAGCTTCAAGTCTTTCTGCCACCTGTTGCCGGGATCCGGGGTTGAACACCGTGACCTTATCCTTAAGGCGCTTGCCCGTCTTCTCTGACCACCTCTCCTCGACAATTGGCGGGAACACTTCCTGTAACTCTTCTTCAATAGCATACATACGCTCCTTGAATTTAGCACACAGTGTGTGGCACAGCCGTTGATCCAGTAGCCACCCGTTGTCCACCTGTCCCTGTACGATCCACTGTACCTGATGCTCTAAGTCAATACAGACCTTAGAAAACCCATCTAGCTCCACCCGTAGCTTACTGTACACAGCTTCGGTTAGCTCTACGTCACGGATGCAGTAGTCAATCATCGCAGGAGTCAGCTGTGACCAATCCTCGTGATCTCCCTTGGGGAAGCCTAGGATGTTGCCCCAGTTCCGCAGAGAGTGTCCACCAGACCGACTAGGGTCAGCGAGTCTAGAGAGTACTAGAGTGTCAGTGACCATAGTCCTGTCAAAAGTAAAGTCCCAAAGACGCTCAACCACAGGAACGTCAAAGCCAATTCCGTTGTGCAAAACGAACAGTACCGGCGCTTTACGCGATACATACGCCTTGAAGTCTTTTTCATTGCAGATTACCTCGCTCTCTCCGTTGTTGCGACAGACAGCACACCAGATAACTGTAGGGTCTAGTCCGTCAGTTTCAATGTCACAGTAGACAATGTTCAAAACTCTGTCTCCGGTGGGTTAGGGTTGGCGCACTCGTGGATACGTCCGGTAAACTTATCGTACCGTAGCCAGCAGGCGGGACCAGTTTCACCAGAGTAGCGATTCTTGAGTATTCGCACTGTCGTGGTGTTCCTTACGTCCTCGTCTTGATGCTGTTGGTCACGCTCCATTCCTATGACGATATCAGACAGCTGTGCAATAGACTGTGACCCACGTAAGTCCTGCAGACTAATTCGCCCACCGTCCTCGTGTGCTGTGCCAGAGCTACGCCGTAGGTGTGACACGAGAAACAATGTGATCCCTGTCTCAGCAACCAGTGTGCGTAACTTGGTCATAATCTCATCTATAGCTTTCCGTTCGTCCCCGTTCTCTTGAGAAGAAACCACGATTGACAAGTGGTCGAGGATGACATAGCGACAGTCGCAGGCCTTTGCCATGTGCCGTACTCTTGAAAGAAGCTCGTCGGCTGATGTTGACCCCCAATGATCGAACAGGTAATAACGTCCAGACCCCATCGTTGCTTCCCAATGAGGTCTAAGCTCATCAACAGGCGAGTCTTCCTCCAAGTGGAGTCTCCTAGATGATGCCACCGACATAATTCCCAGAGCTGTTGTTGCAACGTCCTCCTCCAGTGCAAGTACACCAATGTTGGCGTCTGTGCGTTGAAGCAAATCGTACTCAAGTTCTCTGATAAACTGGGATTTTCCCATACCACTACCGCTTGTGATAGTGACAAGTTCGTAAGGTCTGTGTCCTCTTGTGATTTCATTTAGTCCGTCCCACGGGTACGGTATGCTCTGCACTTGACGCTTGTTTACCAGCGCCTCCCATGTGTCAGCGCCGGCGATAATACCGTCAGGCCTGTACACCTTTGCGTCCCACCAAGACTGTGTAAACTCCTGCACCCTGTTAGCCATGAGCATCTCACTGGCGTCCTTTAGGGGCAGGCTACACATCTTCAGCTTGTTGGGGCTAAACAGATCCTTGATCTGCTCTACTGCTAACTCTCCTGCCTTGTCTTGGTCAAAGCATAAGACAACGTTGTCGTAGCCCTCCAGCCACTCTAAGTTCTGCTTGATCTCTTTGGCAGCGCCTCCTGCTCCTGCCCGTAGTGACACCACATCGTACTTCTGTCCGAACATCTCGTAGACAGACATGGCGTCCAGTTCGCCCTCAGTGATCGTGATAAACTTACCCCTACCACGGCACTGCTTCTGACCAAACAACCCTACGTTAGACATAGTACCCGACGACAGGAAGTCTTTGGTCTTGACTACGCGAGACTTCGCGGCTACTAGCTCGCCTGTGTCTACGTCATAGTACGGGTAGTAGTGCCTAGCGATCTTACCATTGGCATCGTACTCTACTGTGACCTGATAGTGCTTCACGGTCTTGGCAGACAGACGCCTGTCGGTAATCTCAGCTACCACTCCACCCATGTTTAGGTTACTAGGTGTTGACACCTGTGTTTCCTCTCCGGTTTCACCGTTTACGTGATAGTCACAGTCGGCAGAAAAACAGTGGCGACCACCGTTAGAGTAGACCGCCACATTGTTCCTACTACCGCACTTGGGACATTCCTCGTGGTGTAGGAATTTAGAGTCCATCAGAAGTCAGCCACCTCCGGTGACCCCTCTGCTTCCTCTAGCACTTTCACAGCCTCCAGATACACAGGAGTACCGTGGACAGGGTGTGCTGGTCCTGTCTTGTACTTCAGTCGCACACGGGAGTTATACGGAACCTCTCCTGAGTACGTGTCGCCTTCAGCGTTGTACATACCAATAGAGTACTTCGACTTAAACTTACGCTGTTTAGAGCCTTCGTACTCCTTGATCTTGACACCCTGTGCCGCCAGTGTTGCCGCATCGTCCTCAGACATGGTGATTGTCATGCTGAACGTGCCAGTGTCCTGACCGTTGTACACATCGTGCTTGGTGACGTTTGAGAAGTTCACCACACCTTCGATAACTTGACTTGACATATTGGAATAATCTCCGTTGTTGAAATAAGTTCCCGCAGGAACACCTATAGTATCTCACGTTCATGGGGCTTTGTCAACCGCTTACCCCTAGATTGGTACTTTTTGGCATCCTTCTTCCTGTCTTTATGTGCGCCTCCCTTGTTGTGATCGTGTTTGGCTACAGGATTCCAGCGCCTAACTTTAGTAGTCATAAGTCCTCCTGTAGTACTAATGTAGTATTACCCATTAGTTTATTTCTTTAGTAATCCTTAATACTACTTAAGATGTTATCATAGTTCTCCTGTAATTGCAACACTTCATCCTGTGATAAATTACCGTCATTAGGTATTGACTCCATGTTCTCTAGCTCCCAATGGGTAGCGATAGAGACTGTCAGACATTCTGTACACAAGTCGTAGTGTACTCCGTTTGCATCTTTCTTTAGGATCTCTAGATCATCTAGGATCACATCGCAGGCCTTACATCTCATCCGTTGTCCTCCGGTCCAAATACTTGTGAGTATGCTTTGCATAGCTCTCTGTAACTTTTGGCTCTGTAGCGATCCCTAATAACACCACGGGCCATAGACACTACTGTAGCAAAGTCAATAAAGTTAAACTCAAACTCTGTCAGGTCTTGAATCATCTGCTCCTGTGACAGATCAGGTTCGTTGTAGTCATTCATTATCTATCCCCCGTTGCAATCATAATAGCCCAGAAAACTATAAACGCCACACAAAACCATAGAAACACCATTCTAAAAATTCTCCCCTAATTGTAGTTTAAGTCTCGCCAACTGGTTTTTAACTATGACGGGTAAATCTTCCTGCTCAAAGTCGTCTAGATCGTGCTCCAGGGATGCGTAGGAGAGAGCCTCAGTCATTGTATACGCTCCCCTGTACATCTGTACTGCCGTGGTCACTGCGGCTAATAGGCGGTCATTCATGGCTTTCTTCCTGTATTCGTTCATAGCACCAGACATGGTAGCACATATCGTATTCATCTACAACCCTATCTAGCTCGTGGTGTACAGTCTCGTTGCAGTATTCACATTCCATATCAATCCCCGTGATCTGTCGGTAGATAATCTTCACCTGCTAAAACTTCATCCTGTATGATCTCCTCAAAGTATGCCACATTCCAGCCCTCGCGTAAATCCCTGTCCCCCACTGTGATCTTGTCAATGGTCACTAAGTCCTGATAGTCATTACAGTCTAGCGTCCAGTGTATAGTGACATCTAGTGTCGCCCACTCACAGTCTACCTGTGTTTCCGTTTGATGCTGCCCGTATCGTATGCTCATGGTGTGTAATTCTCCCGTGCGTGTTCTACGTCTAGGTTGACTAGGCAAGCTAAACCACCTACTCCCCACCCGTTGTCTCTGATCCTGTAGAATCCCCATGACGGCTCTGTGGGGTGTTCTAGCACAAACTCTGCACACTCTGCTATCTGGTCGCCTTCAAAGTACTCACCCGAAAGCATACACGGGTACATTGTATCACTCATTTTACAAGCCCTCCTCGCTAAAGATTAGCCACGCTGTGATTACTAGACAGCCCACGCCCCACAACCATACTATATCAGTTTCCACTGTCAAGGCTCCTGTATTCACTCATGACACTGAGACGGACTATAACACAGTCCATATCTGAATGCAAGCGTATGTGCTCCACCATGCACTCTCTGGCGGCCCATTCATCCTTGAATACTCCCTCTTCATACCAGTTTCCGTTATTTTCGCTCTTATAGTAAAAGGCGAACGCTGGGAATTCGGTTTTATCTTCCACTCTAGTACCCTCCTGTTAATCGTATACTGAGGTCTTGATCGTCTGCCTCAAAAGTTAAGCCTAACACAACCAACCTATAAATACCAGCATAAAAAGCGTCATCTGTTTTGTAACATATTACCATCAGTCAAACCTCCCTATTTTTGTCTCGCCTGTTTCATTATCACGAATCGCTGTGATCGCGTAAGGGTAGCAGAACATAGTAAACCTGTAAAGATAGTGTACAGTGGCGTATGGTTGCAGGTCTGGATCTTCCGGTGACTTGTACGCTCCTGTCTCTGCCACAGTGCCGCCAAATGGGTACTGAAAGCCACCGTACCCGTAAATTTCGTCCATCGCCTGTGTCACTTGATCTAGACTCTCGCCCTCCTGTGTGGCGTGAATAAAAAACTCTGGTATCAGGCCTAGATAATCTCGTGTGATATCTGGGTAATCTTCCTCATTCCATTTTATACTGTACTCTTTCATAATCCTGCCTCCGCTAGTTTACGTGCCATTGTAGTGTGTGCTATGTGATCCTGTAACCCTACTATATCTTTTCTGGTATCGTACCACTCTAAACCACCGTCGAAATCTATCAAAGCAAACAGATCATTCCCAACATCTACAACCTGCCGCCACTCTCCTGTGATCTTTACCCAATCCCCTACATATACAATCATAGTCTATCGCTCCTGCTGTGTCACTAGGTTATCGTAAATCGCTTTGCCGTTTTCTGTCAAGGCATCATACGTCACGCCACCGTAACCCGGATGGTAACCCATCGCCTGCAGTCTGCCTATGATGGCGTACTCTGGCGAGAATTGTCCCCTGTGATGATCCACAGAGAATGCGTACCACGCTTCACAGATGTCGAATCTATCCCAATACATAATCATACCCCCTGACGCAAGGCCTTCATTAGTTTTAGTTCCTTCTCTAGTTTCCTCAATTCTGTTTGCATGGCGGTAATGCCTGACATAACATGTTTGACTGTAGCCTGTGGGCAGGCATCATCTAACCCGTACAGCAGGCTATTATCTATGCCGGTGTTTAGCCACTTTATACGGCTCTCTGTTGCCTGTATTGCGCTGTCATATCCTGACATTTTTAGCCCTCCCCTATGATGCTGTCAAAGAATGCTTGTGGCATCTCATGAGCGTCTACACCGTCTAGCCACTTGTTAATGTGTCGCGTGGTGGTCTGGCTGTACCATTTAGCCGTGCGGACATAGCCCTGTGTTGGCGTGTATGCCGCCACGGGTGTTTCATAGCTAAACAGTACCGTACAGCCGCCTGTCACTAACTCTGTCATGTTGCTTGCAATAGGTTTGATTTGCATTGTATTACCCTCGTTTGTGGTGTTGGCTTACCAGTGAACCCAGAGCTTACCCTAGGCTCACCAGTAATACAACCCCCCTTATTCCTCAATCATTCCCATTGCTACTTCAATAAGCGTAGTCAGATATTCTTCCTCAGTGTCTGGCATATCCTCAATAGCTCGCCACGCTTCCATTGCAATATCATAATTGTTCGCAACGATACCGTGCCATATGTTGTTCAGCTCCGCTACTGTTTGCATAATGTTTACCCTCTATATAGTTAATGTGTATTACCTTGATATGGTTCCCATTGTA